TTGTAATAGGTCTTGCCGTTGTATTCGCGGCTCTTCAGCTCCCGCGCATAGACCGTGACATAGTCGCCCTTCTGCAGCATCCCGTCCCACTGCTCCAGCCCGTGCCAGACGTTTACCTGCACATACAGGCCCTCCCAGTTCCCGGCGGCGTTCTTCACGCTGTGGACCTTGATGTCAAACTTGAGCACCTGTTTCTGGCCGGCATTCCGGATCTCCGGATCCTTGGCGAGGGTGCCATGGAGCAGCACCCCGGTGCTCGTCTTGATGATCATGCGTCCTCACCTCCGGCAAAGGGGTCGTCAGCGGGTTCGTCGGCATCCTCCACGGCCAGGGCGTCCGCCTGGGCAGCGGTGTCCCGGATGCGGGTCCAGCGGGGAGAAGGGGCCGCATCATCCAGCTCCCGTGCCGTGCCCTCGGCATCCACCCGGACGGGCACTTCACTCTCATCGTACAGGGTGCCGAAGGTGGACGGAAATGCCTCCCGCAGAGCATGCACCAGGGCCACCTTACGGATCATGGTGGCCTTCTTGCCCTTCCAGAGGGATTTGCCGGTGTCGTACTCGGCCAGCTTCACCTCCTCGTAGCTGGGGCGGGTGCGGTCTTTCCGGTAGACCTTGGCCCAGCCGCCCAGAAGCTCCTCGCCCTCATAGACGATGGAACCCTCCCGGTGGTCCAGCTGCCCGGCTTCCGTGTCCAGCACGATGATGCCGGCCTCAAAGGCCGGGTGCCGTTCGGCCATCTGCATGTAACAGTTCTTGCCCAGGACGATGGTGCTGGGGGTGTCCTCGCTGTTGTTGTCGTAGTGGATCAGATAGGCCTCTTTTGTGAAGGGGTTCAGCCGGTACTGCTTGCAGGTCTCCAGAAAGATCTTGCACTCGGCGTCGGTGGCCTTGGCGCAGATGAAGTTGCGCACGTCGGCAAAGCTGACCGTGAAATGCTGGCCGTCTGCGGCGGTGATCTCCACCGGCACGGACGGGGAAGCGGCCTGCAGGGCCGTGCTCTGGGCGGCGCGCTGCTGCATGGCAGCCATGCGGGATGCGGTGCCCTGGACCGGGGCAGAAGCGGGTGCGGACGTGGTGGGCGCAGATGCGCCGTTGCGAGTGAATGCCATATAAATTACCTCCTGCATTACTTAACAGAACCATACCGGAAGCCGCGCTCTGCGGCCCCCTGCTTGAACCATGCGATGTCCTCCGGGGTAAACTCCACCCAGAAGGAATAGCGTTTGCGGGCCGGTGCGGCGGGCTGTGCGAACTGCTGCAGAACCTCACAATCCAGCCGACCGGAAGCCGTGACAAAGGCATTGCTCTGTGCGGTCTGCCGGGCTTCCTCCCGCACCTGCCGTTCCTCTTCCGAAGGCGGGGCGGTGACCGGTGCGGCGGCTTTTGCCCGCTCTGCGGCCTGCCGCCGGGCTTCGGCCTCGGCCTGTGCGGCGCGGGCATCCTGCCGACGCTGGTGCTCGTGCAGGGCGTCGTTGACGCTGAACGCCCGCAGGTATTCGGTGGTGCAGGCTTCGGCGTCATCGCCGCAGGTGTCCCGGATCAGGCGCAGTTCTTCCCGCCGGGTCTCCACCGCCAGGCGCAGCTCCTTGGACGCTCTGGCAAGGTCAAAGGTCTTGTTCAGCCACTGGGACACCAGCAGCCGGTCAAAAGAGATGAGCGGTTCCAGCTCCCCGATGCAGTCCCGGTAGACCAGCCGCAGGGAGGACGCTTTTTCCTCCCGCTCGGCCTGCTCCACGGCCTTGACCTGCTGGTCAATGGCCCCGGACACCTGCTTGCACTGGGCCTGCATGGCCTTGATGCGCTGGCCAAAGGCTTCCAGCGGGTCGGTATAGAGCTTCTTCGCGGCCCGCAGAGCGTCGCCCAGCTGCTTGTCCCACTTGTTGACGGCGGCCCGGTCGGCCTTGGCGTCCTTGATGGATTCCGGCGTGTACACCCGGCCGGTGTAGGCGGCCAGAAGCTCGTCCAAATTTTTCTGGACTTCTTCCTCATTCCAGCTCATGGCCGGAATGACCGGGCGTTCCACCCGGACAGTCAGTTCATTCGTCATCTTCGTCTTTCTCCTGTTCCGCCGCTTCCTGTGCGGCCTGCTGTTCGTTGGTCAGGAAATAATAACCATCCGGCGGCTCCAGCGGCGGGCCGTAGCCGTCCAGGGCAAGGTCATACATCGGGTTCATCAGGCGGCACCTCCGTCGTAGCCCTCCGGCTGGCGGCAGAGCAATGCGGCTTCCTGCCGGATGCTATTCAGCGTGTTGCAGATGTACTGGAAGGTGTTTTCCAGGTCCTCACCCGTCAGGCGGGAATAGCTGCCCTTGCAGCTGTTCCAGATGGCAAGCATTGCCTCCGGGCAGTGATTGGCGGTTTCAAAGTCGGTCTGTCCAAGGTCGTCCATCCGGCTGGTCATGGCCTTCATCCGGCGTTCCAGCTGGGCGCTGTTCTTTTTCAGGCGGTCGTTCTCTTCCTGCAATTCCCGGTTGCGGGCATCCGCAAGGCCCCACGCCTTTTCTGCGGCACGGCGGTCCACCTCTTCTTCGTCCACAACGCCTGCAATGGGCTGGTGCTTTAAGGCGTCCTCGGCTTTGTGGGCGCGGGCCTCGGCTTGCTCCTTCTCGGCATTCAGCCGGGCGTTCTGCTCGGTCAGGCCCTGCACGTCGGCCATGGCGGCGGTCAGACTGCCCTCAGCCGTGTCGGCACGGTTCTCGGCATCCATACGGGCTTTCTTGCTGGCTTCGTACTCCCGGAGCAGGCGGCCCTTCTCGTCCAGTAGGGCATCGTTCTGGCTGATCTCGTGGTCAAGGTCCGCCTGGGTCTTGGCGAGCTCGTCCTCTTTGGCTTTGAGCTGAGCCATGACCTCCTGGTACTCTTTGTAAGTAGTGATATCGCCGGTAAACACGGCCTGTTTGACCTCTTCCGGGGTGGACGGCTTGGCGGCTGCATACAGCAGCTTCATGGGCTGTACATCAAAAATCGACTTGCCCTCTAACTGGATGTTGCCGAACTGTTCGGCAACTCTCACCATGTTGTCGCCGGTGTCCCGGCTGATGCCGACGGCGGCGCACCACTTGCCCCAGCTGCCTTTGTAGTGATTGGCTGTCAGGTCGTGGGCGTGCTTGGCTGCCATGATGCGTGCCATGTTGCCGGTGATGAAGGTCTGTGCATCCTGCAACAGCAGGGCGTTGGTCTGGTCATCTGCACCAAAATCAAAGCTGGGTGCAGCGGGCTTGTCCTCGGCTGTGGCCGCTGGGGAAGCGGCCTGTGCGGGCACCACCGCCGTTTCCTCCACCGGGTCGATGGGGGCATTTTTGCAGGGCTGAGCGTTCTGCAGAGCGCTCTTCAGGATATAGTCCACCTCGTAGTCCTCCAGCGCCTGGAACTGCGACGGATCCGACAGGAAGTCCTCCGGGGTGAGCAGCTTATCATATTCGTGGTTCAGGTTGTACTTCTTGGCCAGCAGGTGGCTTTCCTTCCAGATGCTGCGTCCCTCGTCCCAGAACCAGAACCGGCCGCCGTGGTAGGCGTACAGCCGGTCGTTCGCCAGCTTCTTGCTGATCATATCCATTTGCATTTCCTCCGAAAATGTGTTATCCTTCGGGGTGATGGGGCTTGCAAATTCCATCACTCTTTTGGCTCGTCCGTGCTGCGAACACGGGCGGGCCTTTTTGTTGTGCGGGGCAGGCTGTCCACCTCGCTGCGCGGGATGAGCTCCCGCTGGCAAATGTACTTGACGTGCTGCCTGCCGTCCTTGAGCCAGTGGCAGACGGAAGCGGCAAAACTGTTGGCGCTGGCGTAGCCCAGCCGCCGGGCGCACATGGCAGCCGTGCCGCTGGCCAGCAGGTCACCGCTCTTGGCGTCCCAGACCGTATACCAAAAGGCATTGTTGACAAAGTCAGCCATGGGGGATGTCCTCCATGAGCCGCAGCACACCTTCCAAGTCCTCAAGCACAAGAACATAGACCTCAATTCGTGCTTCGAGCTTGTAAAGCTCAGACGCCCAGCGGGTCGTTGTCATAGCATTGCTGTCTTGCTGGCAGAGCTGCCCGTACTTCTGCTGCAGGCTCTCGACGTACTCCTTGGCGGTCATGCGTCGGCCTCCTTTGTGAGCTTAAGGACACGGTCGAGGATTCTGCCCTGTGCCTCAAGCGTCCGGACAGTGCACTTAAGCGCCCAAATTTCGGCGTCCAGCAGCTTGTCCTTTGCGTAGAGCGCCAGAGTGTACAGCAGGTTGATGAGCTTCTTTTTCAGCATCAGCCCACCTTCTTCCGGCTCTTCACGGTATTCTGGGGCTCCTTGTGGACTTTCCGGCGGGCCTGCTCCTCGGCGTCCTGCACGGCAAAGCTGATGCGCATCAGGGCAAGGGCAGCCAGAATGAGCACCATGGCGGTGGTGAACTCGCCGTCGGTGATCGTGCCGCCCAGCTGGGCCCCGCCCTCGATGCCCATAGCATACAGCAGGCCTGCGCCCAGACTGGCGGCTGCCAGCACCTGCAAAACGGTAGATTTAATCTTCATCGTCGTCCTCCTCTTTCAGCGCGCGGATCGTGTTGTAGAGCAGTCCAGACACCCAGCCCATCTGCCGCTCAAAATCGTCCGGGAAATAGCTCTTCAGAATCTGGGCGATTGCGCACACCAGAAGATGTAGCACGTCGCTGGGGCCACCTTCGACCTTGATGGTCGATTTTTCGCTGTTGATGTAAAGTTTTGCCTTCATATTCATGCTCCTTTCTCAACCTTCGGGAAGAAATACTCCCCGATCTGCTCCTGCGGGATGTGAAGCGCGCGGCAGATGCCGTCGATCTCTTCCCAGTTCCATGTGCCGCAGCTCTCCGGCGCGGCAAAGCGCTTGCGCAGCGTGCGGGGCACGATGCCCGCCTTTGCGGCCAGCTCATCCGTGGTGATGTCCTGATCTTCGGCCAGCCGCCGGAGTTTCAGAAACTGTTTCTTTGCCATGGGTCAGTCCTCCTTTTCCTGACGGCCTTCAATGATGGCGGAGAGTGCAGCGTTGAATTCGCGCTCTGCCTTCTTGGGCTCGTAGTGGCCGTTCAGCACCTGGGAAATGTATTTTGGGTTCTTTCCCAGCTGTGCGGCCAGCTCTTTGCCGGTGACACCGGCGTTGTGCATTTTTCCAACAAGCTCACCTGTCCATTGTGCAGGCATACAATTCTAACCTCCTTCAACTTAAAAACTTGACTTTGGTTAGAATTTGCGGTAAGATGATGGTGCTAACAATTATCCAGCGCAAATTCTAGCCTGAGCCATTCAGTTGATTCCGGGCTTGTTTGCTAACCAGATTCAACTGTGACACTATGATATCTGAATTTGGTTAGAAAGTCAATGAATTTTTCTGAATTTGGTTAGATTTGGCGCTCTGCACAAAAAGGGGCGTTGAAAATTGTGTTTTATGACGTATACAGTGAACTGTGCCAGGAAAAGGGCGTGAGCTGCAGTCGTGCCGCAAAAGAAATTGGTCTGAGTAACTCGACCGTCACGAAATGGAAGAATACCGGGGCTGTTCCTTCTGGCGATACCCTCGCGAAGGTTGCGGCCTACTTCGGAGTGTCGGTGAAT